TCAGTCGGTGACGAAGCCGAACTGGCGGCGTTGCTCGGCCCAATCCTCGGGGAAGGTTTGGGTCAGCTTGGCCAGCGAGAGTCCGTTGGGCTCCTCGCCGTTGACCAGGGCTTCGACGATATCCGGGGCCAGGGTCGTCAGCTTGAGGATGCGGGCCACATACGAGCCGTCGACGTCGAGGGTACGGGCAAGCTCGCTGATGGACTTGATCTGGCCGGATTCGAGGATGTCGACCCAGGAAAAGGCCCTTGCCAGCGCCTGGAGGATGGCGGACTGCACCGGCTCCTGCGCCCCGGCTATTTCTCCATCCAGCGCCTGGGGAGCAATAACCGTCTTGCGGCCGCGCATACGCCGGATGAGCATCGGGATATGGATCTGCAGGTTGCCGTTGTCAGCCACGGTAATGGTCGGTTTGATTTTCATCGGCTTGCCCTCCGCTCAGTGACTTCGCATGCCAGACCGGCCAGCTCGGCGATGAGTGTCGTCAGTCCGTTGGTGCGCAGCTCCATGTCGATTCCGGTCTCGCGAATCTCGACTCTGTCTACCAGGAGGCGGATGAGCCGGTTCCGCTCTATCGGAAAAAGGTCCTCCCAGAAGCCCACGACATTCTGGAATGCCTCCGAGACATCCAGCTCCGTGATGCTGTTCCCCTGGTAGGCTTTGCATCGCTCGCTCACATGCGTCAGTTGTTTCGAGAGCTCGACCGCCTGGCGGTTGACGGTCGTCAGCATCTCGGCCTTGCCCAGCTGGTCGTTGCCGGGTTTCATCAGTTCGATGGCTTGTTCCCGAGCCTGTGACAGTTCCATTTCGAGTTGGGTTTTCTGCTTGAACAGCCGTTCCCGCTCTGCCTGCTCGATGTCACGGGCCGCGAAGTAGGTCTTGGCCACCAGCGTCGGCGTGCGAAACACCGCGCTCAACTGCTCGACCACGGCCTGCTCGATGTCCCCGGCGGGAATCCGTTTGAGCGGGCAGCGGCTCACAGTCCGTTTGCTGTCTTTCTCGCAGATGTAATAGGTGTAGTGGCGACCGTTTTTGCGGGTGTAGGTCGGCCCCATCGAGCATCCGCAGTGGCCGCAGCGGATGACGCCTTTCAGATGGGCGACCATTTTGGTTCTGGCCATGGAAATCTTGACCGGTTTGTTGTCTGCCAGGCTGGCCTGCACCTTGTCCCAGGTCGCCCGGTCGATGATCCCATCCTGCTCACCGGGGTAACTGCGGTCCTTATGGGCGATCTCGCCGATATAGATCCGGTTGTTCAGCAGCCGGTAAATATGGGCGGTATTCCACTCGGAGCCTTCGCGCACCTTGCCTTTCTTGGTGGTCCAGGCCTTGGTGCGGTATCCCTGCTCGTTCAGTTCCTGCCCCAACTTCTTGGCCGAGCCGATCTGGATGAACCGGCGGAAGATGTACTGCACCGTCTTGGCTTCATCCGGGTTGACCAGCAGTTTCTTGTTTTCTCGGTCGACGTCGTAACCGAGGATTGGCACACCGCCGCAGTATTTCCCCCGGCGCTTGGCGGCCGCCACCTTGTCCCGGATACGCTCTGCGATGACCTCCCGCTCGTACTGGGCAAAGGTGATCAGGATACCGAGAAACATCCGGCCGGTTGGATCGGTGGTGCTGAAGTGCTGGGTGACCGAGACAAAGCTGACACCCTTTTCGTTGAACACCTCAATCATCTTCATGAAGTCGAGCAGCGAGCGCGAAAGCCTGTCGATCTTATAGACCACGATTACGTCGATCTTCCCGGCGTCGATATCCGCCAGCAGACGGCGCAGCGCCGGGCGCTCCATGGTGCCGCCGGAAAATCCGCCATCGTCGTAGCGGTCCGGCAATGCTATCCAGCCCTGCATCCTCTGGCTTTCGATGTAAGCCTCAGCCGACTCCCGTTGCGCATCCAACGAGTTGAATTCCTGTTCGAGTCCTTCTTCGTGGCTCTTGCGCGTATAGATGGCGCAGCGAAGAGTCTTGTTTCTGCCCGGCACGACATTGGCGTTATCGAGCATTGGCTCCTCCTTCGGCTTTCTTGCCGTAAACCTTTTTCAACCCGAAAAAAACCTTCCCATTCCACCGCGTGCCGGTGATCTCTCTTGCCACCGCACTGAGCGACCGGAACGTGCGTCCGTCGAACTCATATCCCTCCGCTTGGACGGTCACCTCGTAGCGCTGGTCATTCCAAATCCTCACCAGCCTGGTCCCCGGGAGGATGGTCTCATTCGCTTTTCGCTCTTCGGGAATGCGTCGGTTGACGGTCGCCACCAGATCGCCCTTGGCCACCTGACCGAGGTGTGTCTTGGCCCGCTCGGAAAGCCCTCCGTAGAAAAGCTCCTGGATGCGATAGCCCAGCCGTTTGACCAGGAATTGCTTCTTGTATTGGGGCGGTTCGCCTCCGTAGAGGTCGAACCACTTTTCGCGAAGCTGATCCAGGCTCATGGATTGTAGCAGCGCCATCTGCCGCAAGACCGAGTTTCTGGTTCGGTCCTGGGTTTTGCCGCCCGGGGCGGCTGTCTGTAACTCATTCATTTTCAACTCCTTATTTTAGGTTCCGGACGAGTTGTCATGAATGAACGCTCTGTTCGCGCAACGAATCAAGTCCTTCTCTGGTCGCGGTCGAAGAAACTTGGAAAATTTGTAACTCACTGCCGCCACATGACTTTTTCGCCTTTCTACGAAGGACTGCCGTTGCCAGTATCGAAACAGCAGCCTGGAGCCTGGCATCGCTCGAAAGCCGTTCCGGATTTTCATCTTTGCCGTGGATTTCCGCCCCCGGCTCATCTCTCAGCTCCTGTACATCCAACATCGAACACCTCCGGTTAGACCCGGGGGCTGGGCGTGGATGCCAGAAAACGTCGGCGGTCGGGATGCGCGTTTGATGGCACCCACAACCGCCTCAGCTCCGCTTCTGGTCGGCTATCTGGTTACGTCCGGCTCTATCCGGACTTGCGTTGGTTACTTACCGGAGATCTTTGCAAGGTGACGGAATCAGACGAAAAGTCCTGCTTTTTTATTGACCTGATATTCATCAGGTCGTATATTCTTGATCATAAACTGGGCTTAATCCGCTCAGTTGCTACGACACGGAGCAATCGTCATGGGAAAGAAAAAGACCTCAGGAATAACGGACCCTCAAGCGAACACGCTCAGGGTCATTTGCGAAATCATCAATGAGAAGGGGTTGCCACCAACAGTGAAGGAGTTATCGGAAGCCCTGGGTATCAGCCATGCGAGCGCTCACGAGCAGATCGCTCAATTGGTCCAGAAAGGCTATTTAAAGAAAGAGGCTCGAAAGGCCCGGAGCATCGTCGTTATCAGAAGGCCCGAATAACGATGCCGGGCAACGAAAAATAAGGAGAACGCCATGGGGCACGTCAGACTTGGAACTCTTCCAAGATCGAGGGCATGGAAAGAGGTGGTAGGCCTGATCACGGCCGGTGCCGACGTGTCCCAAATCGCCAATGCCACTATCAGAGCAGCCGATAAGGCCTTTTCCTTTGTGCTCAACGATGAAGGTTACACCGAGGCCGTTTGGCTGATGACTCAGCTCGCCATTGCAGCGAAGAAGGATAACTTCAGTGAACATCTGCAGTCCGTCGGTATCAACCTGCCTCAAGATACATCTCTCCCTGACGTTGCCGCCGCCGTCACGGAAGCGTTGGACCGAAAACTAGAGTCAAATGGTGGCCGTTCTTCCGACTTGGCTGAAATATCTCAGCGAGCATTGGTCGGAGCTTTGGTGGAGCACATCTCCCCCAAGCTGCCGTCTCTGTTTACGCCAGGGCCAGATGATGTCCGGGGCGCACTGGGGGCCCTCGGGAAGAAGCGGGAATTTGGAGAGCTGTCTCAGACATTTTTTTCAAAGCTTACCAACGAGAGTATGAACTACTTCTTGTCAAAAACGCTGGCTACCCATCTGGGTGAGGGCCAGCGTTTTGCCACTATGAATGAAATGAATCAATTCGAGAAAGCCTTGGAGACGCACTGCAGAGAGGCATCCCTGATCGTGAAACAGTTTTCGGCAGACTGGTTTTCGAAGCACAGATACGAAGAAGGCGACGACATTTCCAGGGAGTCGTCTAACGGCTTCGCCTCCTACGCGCTGAAGAAAATGAAGGACGAATTGAAAGAAGGAGCGCGAGCCGATGCAAGATAAGCGATACGTCATCTGTGGAAACGCTCCGGCGGATGGATTTGAGGAAAATCCTGACCGCGATCTGCGTCTGCGACTTTGGGGCAACGACGGTCCAGACAAGATTACCCTCCGAATCGAGGACATCCATAAAAAGATGTGCAAGGACGTGCCGGACGCCTTTCAGGACCTGCTAGAAATTGCCACCTACATTTACAGCGCCGATCAGGCCACCCGCCGAGGAGCCGATGACGTTGATTCTTTTGGTCATGGCTGGCGCAGGGATTTGCACTTCATCATCCCGGTGCGAAATCCAGGCTTTTGGAATGGAGCCGAAATCCAGCAGGCACTGCGATCCACACTGGGCTTCCTGTCAGACGACAACTACCACTTCGAATTCGTTAAATCGCAGGAGGCTCATTCATTCCAGAGCTACCTCGATTTCAATGATGACGGAAGGCTCTTTGGTTACCCTGAGCAGGTTGTGATGTTCTCCGGAGGTTTGGATTCATTGGCGGGAGCCATCGACGAGGTTCTCAATGAGAAACACAAGGTCGTCCTGGTCACCCACAAGTCGACCCCGAAACTCAACAAGCGCCACCGCCGACTGGAAAAGATGATTGCCGACAAGGCCGGTGAAAACGCCCCACTACACATCGGCGTCCGCGTCAACAAGAACAAGGAGCTGAACCACGATTATACCCAACGCAGTCGCTCCTTCCTCTATGCATCCATCGGGGCAACTATCGCAAGCATGTTGAACTTGAAAAGCGTCCGTTTTTACGAAAACGGCGTCATCAGTCTGAATCTTCCGGTCTGCGCCCAGGTGGTTGGCGGGCGGGCCACGCGTACCACACATCCCAAGGTGATCCGAGGATTTCAGCAAATCATCAGCCTAGTTGCTGGCGAACCTTTCACGATTGAGACCCCCTACATCTGGAAAACCAAGGCCGATGTCATCGAGGTGATTACCAAGGCCGGATGCCAGGACATGATCGCGGTGTCGACCACCTGTACCCACACCTGGGAGATGACCAACCACCATACGCATTGCGGAACATGTTCCCAGTGCATCGATAGGCGTTTTGCCATGCTTGCGGCCAAGGCCGATCAATTCGATCCAGTCGAAGCCTATAAGGCCGATATCTTCACCCAAAGCAGAAGCAAGGATGAAGACAAGATCATGGCTGCCGCCTATCTGGAACGAGCCAATCAGGTTCGGGATCAGGATGACATCACCCAGTTCATTGCTCGCTACAGTGAGGTGAGCCGGGTTTTTCGCCATCTGAATGGAAATCCTGGTAGCGTGGCCCAAAGGGTATATGACCTTTATAAGCGCCATGCCAAGGAGGTCTGCGAAGCGATGGACACCATGGTCGCCCGAAACATCACGGCCATTCGCCAACGGACACTGCCCGGAGACTGCCTGTTGAGAACGGTGTACGAATCCGGTTCGGTGATCTCAGTCCCTGCTATTCCGGTTGAGGAGAAGCAGCCGGACAACTACTTCAGGAAGCGCGGCGGCGTGTGGGCTGCCCGCTTTAATGGCAACGCCGAAGTGCTCGTCACTGGTGTCGACAAAGGGGCCGAGTACATCAACTTTCTCTTGGGGAGACCCAACAAGGAAACTTCGGTCTATGAGATCGTCTGCGGCTTTGCCATCGATAGCTGCAACACGTTTTTGAACTCCGACGAAACCGAAGATGGCTTCCAGGTTACCCAAGGAGTTCCGCTGGGCGATACTGGTTTTGTTGCCGACCGCAAGGCCGTCGAGCAATACCGGGAGACTGCTCACGAACTCTTTCGAGAGATTGAAGACGCCCGGGCAGAAAACAACGATGCCGAGATTCAGCGGCTTGAAGAAGAAATGGCAAAGGTGACCACAGCGATCAACGAGGCTGTTGGCTTGGGTGGCAAACTCCGGAAATCCAACGACAAGCGAAAGAACGTCCGTGACGCCTTCCGGAACGCCGTAAACCGGGCCATCAAGTATCTGGAGAAGTACGACAAGCCGCTGGCTGCCCACCTGAAGGAATCCATTAAGTGTGGCAACGAACCGGTCTACCGGACCGAAGAGGAGATCGTTTGGGAGGTCCGCCCCATAGTCAACGAATGACCCTGGGCCTTTCAGGAAGAAAAAACTAAAAAAAATTTCCGCTACGCCAAATGTAGCTCTTGCGACGCCGGATGTAGCGCCTTCCCCAATGAAGGCGCGATCCGGCGTTTTTTATTGGTCAACAGAGTGTTGGCCACCGGGCGTGCCAGAACTTCCGAACAAGGAGACTGGCAATGGCACAAGTCAACAAAGCAACCCTCACCCCACCAAAGCGGCGACTCATCGAATTGATGCAAGACATCAACTTCGGCCGCATCACCAACATTCCGGTTCACGACGGTGAACCGGAACTCACCCCTGACACGGTCATCGAGCGCGAAATCAAGCTGGGCGGACAGATCGGTCCCAGGCCTGAGCGCGACCAGGCTGACTTCACTCTCAAGCAAGAGGTCGTGATGCTGCTGGAGCAGCTCTCACAGATGGGCAGCGGAAAAGTCTGCCTAATCGAGATCAAGCATGGCCTGCCTTTCCTGATGCGCATCGAGGAACGGGCAGCCTGAACACGTAACGACCTTAACCCTTAGACACTGGACAACAAGCTGGACGCATGGCGGAGGCTGTTGTGGGTGTCGCCGAGCCGAATACGGCAATTGGCGGCGTACCTACGACCCCTTCGCCCACGCGACAGCTTTGTCCTGTGATCTGGCCCGTGCCGACACCCACGCGGACCTCCTCCTCGCTCCGAGGAGGCTCCGATGGTTTCACACAATTCTTACGATGGCATCGACAAGTATGCCGCCGATCTTATTCGGCACAAAGCACGTCAACTGGTCGGCAAGGCCGGATTTACCGAACACGACCGACCTGATCTCGAACAGGAACTGATGATCGATCTGCTGCAACGGATGCGGCATTTCAACCCAGCCAAGGCCAAGAAGACCACCTTCATGGCGCGGATCGTCGAGCGTCACATCTCGACCATTCTTGAAGCCAGGTTCGCCCAATGCCGGGACTGGCGACTCTGCCAAACCTCACTAAACGAACCCCTGGACAACGGCGAAGGCGACACCACCGAGCGCATTGAGTTTCTTGATAGCGATGGCTCACTGGGAAGCCACCCAAGGCTGACCAGGGAACGGGTCGCAAATGAAATCCGCATGGATCTCGACCGGGCGATTGCCTCATTGCCGGATGAGCTACGGGATCTGTGCGAACGCCTGCGCGACGACACCATGGCAGAAATCGCCCGGGAGATGGGCGTTCCCCGCACCACCCTCTACGACCGGCTGAGCAAACTCCGTGACGCGTTCCGCGAGGCCGGACTTGAGGACTACCTGTGATCTCCGACGCATCAGCCCCGGCTCCGGTAAGTAAGCACCGTGCCGCATGGTGCGGCCATCCGGGGCCTCGGAAACCAGAACCTGAATCAAGAGGAGATCAACCATGACTCACGACACTTATAAATACCGTTTTGACGAATCGGTCCCGGCGCAAGAACTGGAAGACACCTTCATGCTGGCGATGCTTGCCGTCGAAAGTCTGCATGGACGTTCCCGTGTGCGTATGGAGAGCCGCTTCAACCTGGATAAATCCAGTCGTACCTGCGTGATCGACGCATCATCCGACGTCGGTAGCGACCTGGCTCGCATCTTCACCGGCTTCGCCACCAAGGAATACGGTGAGCGTTCGGTAATGATCGAACGTTCCCAGCCCTCGGGCTGCGCCTGTGCCTCCAAACGTCACGCCGCGCCCGCTGCCGCTGCCACGGGGGTGGCGGTATGAGCGAATTGATGACCACCACCTATTCTATGTGGCGGCTGTTCCGCAACTGTCGTATGGCCTGCAAGTGGCGCTACATCGACGAGCTGGTGCCACTCGAGCGCGATCCCAACCTGGCCTTCGGCGCAGTCATCCACGACTGTCTGGAATGCTGGCACGGTGAACGGGATCTGGCCAATGTCCTCGACCACATCGACAGGACCTATCCGAACCGGGCGCAGGACGATCATCAGCAAGCGGACTGGCACCTGGCTAGAGCCATGATGAGCGCCTATGCGGAACGCTACCCAGCCGAAGATTTCGAGGTCATTGCCCTCGAGAAAACATTTGAAGGCCACATCGTCAATCCGGCGACCGGTGCCATGTCTCGCAGTTTCATCCTTGCCGGAAAGGTGGACGGTATTGTCCGTCAAGACGGCCAGTATTTCTTGCTCGAACACAAAACCGCCGCGCAGATCGACGCCAGTTATCTGGAGCGGTTGTGGACCGACTTCCAGATCATTCTCTACGCCTGGTACCTGGAGCAGACCCTCGGCATCACGGTCAGCGGCATCATCTATAACGTCCTGGTCAAAGCCCGACTGCGTCAGGGGAAAGGTGAAACCGAAGCTGAATACGAAGCCCGCCGAGACGAGCTGATCGCCAAGTCGAAAACCGGCAAGAGCAGCGCCAAACGCAAACTCCCGGAGGAGGACGACGCCTTTCAGCAGCGGCTCCAGGAAAAGTACCTCGAGCCAGGCATGTTCCACCGCGAGATGCTCTACATCTCCCGCGATCAGTTCGAAGAGCTGCGGGCCGAGCTGTGGGAACTCTCCAAGGCCATGCTCGACGCCCGTCGACGCAATGTCTTCTACCGCAATACCGGTTTCTGTTTTCAGTACGGAAGACCCTGCGCCTACTTCCAGCTCTGCCGTTCGGGCGGAAACCCCAACGTTATCGAGAACCATTTCCAACGAATCGCCCCGCACGAAGAATTGCGGGACGGAGCCGGTGAAGACGCCGCTCCGGTGTTTTGAAATCCCAACCATAAGGAGACGAAGCCATGCTTCCCAAGACTAGAACCAAACCCAAACACACACTCTCGGACCTCACCGCCTTAGTGTATGGCCCGAGCAAAATCGGCAAAAGCACCTGGTGCTCCAGAGCCGAGGATGCCTTGTTCCTGGCGACCGAGCCGGGGCTGAACGCCCTTGAAGTGTTCCAGACGCCGATTACCTGCTGGGATGACCTGCTGCAGGCCTGTGCGGAGATCGCTGAAGGCAAGCATGAGTTCAAAACCATCGTCCTCGATACGGTGGATAACGCTTATAAGATGTGTTCGGACTACGTCTGCAAAAAGTTCAAGATCGAGCACGAGTCCGACCTTGGCTACGGCAAGGGTTATGCGCTGATCAACAACGAGTTTCAGCGGGTAATCAACAAACTCGCCTTCCTGCCCTACGGGCTGATCCTGATTTCGCACTCACAGGAGCGGGATATCGAAACCCGCACCGGCAAGCACACCCGCATTGTTCCAACGCTGCCGGATAAAGCGCGAAAGCTGGTCACCGGACTGGTCGATTTGATCCTCTTTTGCGACCTTGACATGAAACCCGGTGAGGATGGCAAGCCTGTCTGGCAACGGGTGATGCGCACCAAGCCCAGTCCCAACTACGACGCCGGTGACCGCACCGGCCGACTCCCCGAAGTCATCCCCCTTGATTTTATGAGCTTCATAAAAGCGTTCAACAGCACGGCAACCGTAGCTGCGGCGAGTGCCGCACGGTCGAAGCCGGAGCCGACCGCGAGTGCGGCGGCGAAACCTCAACAGTAAGGAGATCCGACCATGGAACAGTACGAAAACCAATCCAACAGCAACCTCGACCTGGCGCAGTTCGATGACGCCTTCGAAACTGCTGAAGTCGAGGAACGTGAGTTCGAGGCCGTTCCCGACGGCAAGTACCAGGTCAATGTCGACCGGGTCGAACTGACCCGCGCCCAGACCTCGGGCAACCCCATGCTCAAATGGACGCTGCGCATTCTCGCGCCGAGCCACAAGGGACGCCTGCTGTGGCGCAATAACGTAATGGCCAGCAATGAAAACATCAAGTGGCTCAAGCAGGACCTTTTCACCTGCGGGCTGCAGCTTCAACGGCTCTCCGATCTGCCCGGCCAACTCGAACAGCTTCTCAACGTCAAACTGGAGGTGACCAAGCGCACTCGCGGTGAAAACGAAAACATCTACCTCAACCGTCGCATTGTTCTTGCCGACGATGTCGGGGCTCCCGGCGCGGCAATGGACGACATGATTCCGTTCTGATGATGGACCGGATCACCGTTGTCATCGATACCCGCGAACAGGAGCCCTACAGCTTCGATGCCGACAAGGTTTCGGCGGTCCGTAAGGCGCTGCCAGCCGGTGACTACTCACTGGTCGGCCTTGAAGACCGGGTGGCGGTGGAGCGCAAATCCATGACGGATTTCGTTTCCACCGTCATCCGGGGGCGCAAGCGGTTCCACCGCGAGCTGGAAAAGCTCTCCGCCTTCGAGGCTGCCTGTGTGGTTGTCGAGTGCAATTTTCGCGATCTGGTCGATGGCCGGTACCGCAGCGATGCCCACCCGCATGCGCTGATCGGAACGGTCGCCTCCATCGTCGTCGACTTCGGTGTTCCCGTCTACTTCTGCTCGGATCGGCAGGCCGCCTGCCGTTTTGTCGAGGAGTTTTTGACACGTTTTCACCGGAGGATCGCGAAATGCCAAAAAGAAATGAGAGTACCCCGGCGCGACTCCGGGGAAGAATAGAGCGCGTCTACTATGCCGGACCGAAGTTTTCCGCTGGCCGTCTACTCACCCCAACCGGGGAAGAGGTTCAGTTCGCGGGCAACCTGTTCGCCCGAGAGAATCAGCCTGTGGTTCTGCTCGGGACGTGGTCCACCCATCCCAAGTACGGCCGCCAGTTCAAGGTTGATGGTATGGAGCACGACCTTGAGCTCGATCCGGAGGGTTTGGTCCACTATCTGGCCAACCATCCGGAGATCAAAGGCATTGGTCCGGCCAAGGCCAGGTTGATCGTTGAGACGTTCGGCGATGCATTTGAAGAGACCCTCCTGAAGGACCCTGAGCGCATCACGCTCGCAGCCCGCCTGCCCAAGGATTCTGCGCAGCGTCTTCGTGACGAATGGCTGAAAAACCGCAGTGTCAACACCGTCATGGCCTGGCTATCGGCCTTTGGCTTGACCCACCATCAGGTCACCACCCTCGTTGAAAAGCTCGGCGGCAACTGCCTCGATGTCCTGAAGGAAGACCCTTACATCCTCATTCGGGAGATCCGGGGATTCGGCTTCAAGAAGGTCGACAAGATCGCCCGTAAGCTGGGCACCCCCAAGGACCACACTCCACGTATCCGGGCCGGGTTGAATTTCTGCGTTCGGGAAGCCCTGGACAATGGCCACTGCTGGATCGAATACGAGGATCTCGTCGACCAGGCCAATTTGCTGCTGGTCATGGATGCCCTGGACAGCCGGGTCCGTGTCGAGAGCTCCCTCGATGCGCTTATCGACGAACACGCGCTTGCCTGTGACTCGCACGGCGGGCGCTTCGTCGTCGCTATGCCGGAGATCGTCCGCATGGAGCGGGAGCTGGCTTCGCTGTTCGGCCAGGCCCAAACGCCCAACCCTCATTTCCATTCCGTCAAGAAACTCGATGCCCTGATTCGACGCTGCGCGGCAACGCTGAACGAGAAGCAGCTCGAGGCAGTCCACTCGGCCCTCAAGCACAGTATCAGTCTGATCTCGGGGGGAGCCGGTTCGGGCAAGAGCTACACCATTTCGGTCATCAACACCATCTGCGAGGAGAGCGATCTGGAGGTCGTGCTCGCCGCGCCGACCGGCAAGGCGGCAAAGCGCCTGGAGGAAGTCAGCGGTCGCAGTGGCACCACCATCCACCGACTGCTCGGTTATGACGGCAAGGGCTTCTCGCGCAACAGGGATAATCCCATTGATGCCGACATCCTGGTGGTCGACGAATTCTCGATGGTCGACGTGCTGCTGGCATGGCATCTCTTCGAGGCGGTGGATCTTACGCACACCATGGTCCTGCTGGTAGGCGACCACAATCAGCTCCCGCCGGTGGGACCCGGGAACATCCTTCGCGATCTGATCCAAACACGCGCCATTCCCACGGTCATTCTCGACAAGGTCGTGCGCCAAGCTGGCGTGTTGAAGGAAAACTGTACCGCCATCCTCAAAGGCGAGGTGCGAAAAACCAGCGAGATCTCCGTATCCGGACGCCGGGACTGGTATCTGGTGGACCAGTTCACCGATCCGATGGCGGCACGCTCTTTCTTGCTGGAGCTGTTCCAGCAGCGACTCGACGCGCTGGGTTTCGACATCATCAAGGACGTGCAGGTCCTGACGCCCACCCACAAGGGACCGCTCGGCACCAAGGAGCTCAACGAGGAACTGCAGCGACTCATCCAACGCAAGCTCTGGAATACCGAAGTGCCGCCCATCGCCACGGGCCGCCGCGCTCCGTTTCTCAAGCACGACAAGGTCATCCAGACCCGGAACAACTACGACCTGAACGTGATGAACGGTGCCATCGGTTATGTGGTCGATGTCCTCGCGAACGGCACCCTGGTCATCGACTTCGACGGTATGCCGGTGGAACTGGAGAAGGGTTCGCCCGACCTGCAGGATCTGCAGCTTGCCTATGTGCTCACGATCCACAAAACCCAGGGGTCCGAGTTTCCCTGCGCCGTGGTCGTGGTTCACAAGGCCCATTCCTTCATGCACCACCGCAATCTGCTCTATACCGGGGTGACTCGCGCCCGACGCACAACCATTGTTCTGGGTGACCACTGGGGTATTCAGAACTGCGCAAAACGCTGCCAGGTTGACGACCGCAGAACCTTCCTGCCCCTGTTCCTGGATGCCGCTCAACATGCGGGGGCCGAATGAGCATGAGCGGAACGGATAACGTCAGGGAATATTATCGGCTCATCACCGAGATGGACATTGGTGATGTGGCTCGCGAGCTCCTACCTGGACGGATCACCCAGGAGTCAGGGCAGCGCCTGATGTGCGATTGCCCCAACCATCAAAGCCAGTCGCGTCTCTCGCTGCACGTGATGCTGGACAAGCAAGGCTGGTACTGCTTCGGCTGCGGCGTGGGCGGTGACGTGCTTCAGCTTGTGGAGTTCATTCAGTCGGGTACTGTGACCGCCGGAGAATCGGGACCGATGCCGGACAGCCACCGCCAGGCCCGGGATTACCTCGCCAAGAAGGCTGGCTTGCCGCCACTGTCGCGTTACGGTCTCAGCCAGGAACGTCTGGCCCAAACGGAGGCCGACCGCGCCTTCGAGTTGCGAGTCAAGGATGCGCTGACCGGCCTGGCCAGGATCTATCACGCCCGGCTCAAGGAGTCTCCGGAGGTTCTCGATTGGCTGAAGTCCAAGTACGCCCTGAACGACGAGACCATCGACGATCTCCTGATCGGCTACGCGGATAACGAATCCGGCGTGGTCGCCCAATTGACGGGTGGCACGGACGGTTTCTCGAAGCGTGAGCTCACCGCCACCGGCTCGTTTCGCCCGACCAGCCAGGACGGCCTGACGCCGTTCTTCGAACGCCGGATCGTCTTCCCGTACTGGAGCCGAGGGCGCGTCGTGTTCATGATCGGCCGCAAGACCCCGTGGACCCCGGACGTCAACTGGGAGCAAGGGAAATACAAGAAACTGCCAGTTCACGACGAACACCAGCGGCCCTACGTCGCAGACTTCATCAACAACGCACTGCTGTTCAACGAGGACTGTCTGCTGGCCAGGCCAGGCAAGGTCATCATCACTGAGGGGGTGACCGATTGTCTGGCGCTGATGCAACTGGGATTGCCAACCGTTTCCCCGGTCACCGTCCGTATTCGGGCTGCCGATTGGGAACGATTGATCCCGAAGCTGCGAGGTGTGGAGACCGTCTATATCTGCCAGGACAACGAACTCTCTCAGGCCGGTCTCAAAGGGGCGCTGCAAACCGCACGCACTTTGGCCGAACACAAGATCGACACTCGGCTGGTGACGCTGCCGTTGTCGGAAACGCAGATTGCTGCCCGGCAGCAACTTACCGAATGCTTCGATCTGACTGCGAGCGTAGGCCCGAAGGAGCTGGCCAAGCTCCTGGTAGGCCGCACAGCCGATGAAATTCAGACGGCGGAAGCGCTTTTGTCCACCGCTAAGATTGACGTTAACGACTATATCGCCGCCGGACACACCCGAGAGGATTTCGAGCGCCTGCTTGTGGAAGCCTGCACGCCCATCGAGTTTGGAGTGCGCTCACTACCAGCAGAAGTCCCGGAAGAGGATCGCAATCGACTGCTCGAGCCGATCCTTGGGGAAATCTCCGAACAGTCGCCGCTGGAACAAAGCCGTCTGCTGAAGCTGGTGCAGGAGCGTATCGGCGGCGGTATCTCCATGGCCACCCTGAAGGAACAGATCCGAGCCATCCAGAAGGACCGCAAGGTCGAGTTCAAGAACGAGAAAAAAAAGGCCAAGCGGATGTCTGGCGCGATGCCCGGCTCTTGTCGTGCCCGGGTCGACGAGGTTCTGATCGATACCGAACTGGAGAACGGCGCACCCGACTACACTCTGGCGGCTGAGGCAGCCTACGACTGGTTCAACGCCAACGGTGCGCAGTTCTTTCATACCCTCCCGGGCGAGCCTTTTATGTATTTCGACAATGCCATTTACTGGATGGACTCGCCGGATCGAGGACGCAAGCGGCATTATGCGGCGATGCTCTACAAGCACACTGGCATGGTTCCGACCACGGGCGGCGGCAGGACCTTTTTCGAGGTTTTACCCAGCCTTGCCATGATCCGTGGGCAAGTTAGAGACCACTTTTCCTGGCTGCACACAGACGTCGCCTCATACACGGTCTATTTCAATCTGAACAATCCAGAGCACGAGATCGCTAAAATCACCCCGGACGAAATCCGGATTATGAAGAATGGCGGGAACGAAGACGGCATTATCCTTGACGGCTCCCGCAAGATGAAGCCGCTGAAGTTTCTGCCGGACGCCGACCTCGAAGAGGCGGATAAGCTCCTGGTTGATCTGCTGGTCGGCAACATGACCTGCCCGCAGGGGGATCGGTTTCTGATCCTCTCTTGGTTGTCTTGCTTTCTGCTGATCGACTTTGCCGGGACGCGTCCCATGACCCGTTTCGAAGGCTCGGCCGGTTCGGGCAAGACCACCGCCAGCAAAATCACCTCGACACTGCTCTACGGCGAGCCCCAGCACAAGAAGGCCACCGACGCGGCGAACTACACCGACGGCTCGCAGAACCCGCTCATCGTCCTCGACAACATCGAGGTCAAGCAGATGACCGAGGATCTGACCACTTTCATGTTGACCAGCATCACCGGCATCGCCAAGGAGAAACGCAAGAGCGGCACAGACAGCGAGACCATTACCGAGCGCACCAAGTGCCTGCTGAACACCACTGGCATCGAACCACTGTGCGGTGAACTATCCGAGATCCTGTCGCGCTCCTTTGTCATCAATTTCGATCTGGCCAACCAGGCCAGTGACTGCTTCCTGGAATCGGAGGTCATTTCGGCCATTCAACAGAACCGGGATCTGATCATCTCTGCCATCATGAAGCGCACCAGCCATGTGCTGGCAATGATCCAGAAGGGAGCACAAAAACAGGTCATGCGATTGCTGCACCGAGCCATGCCGACCCATGGCAAACGGCGCTGCAATGACTATCTGAGCCTGATGTATCTCATGATGCTTGCAGGTTCCGAAGAACGGGAGGTAACGGCCGGGCTCGAGGAGCTCAGCCCGCTGTTTATTGAACAGATCCACTCCATCAACGATACCAGTCAGGAGATGGCGAGGGAGTCCAATCCTATCGCGACGGCGCTGGCCTCGCTCTTCCATTCGTATCGGAACGCGGTGGACCTCGACGAGAAGGCCCGTTATGGCGAGGATGACCGAGCCAACCACGTCGTCGGGTTCATCGAGCGTTACCAGGTACGGTTCGAAAACGAGAACACCATGGAGCCACTATCAGCGGGACGACTACTGGCCGCGCTGCGCAGGGTCGGCCGGGAGTTCAACCTCGAGTTTGAGTACAAAAAGCCCGCCCAGCTCGGACGGCGAATCAATAACGACCTGGATGTTATTCGGGATGCCGGATTCATAATTGACCCTCGGCGTAACGCCCATACCAAAAACTTCGAGTACCGCATTAGCTCAAAAGGTGTTTAACGAGATATTTTCTCTTTAACATTGACTTTCAGGCCGACTATGCCTATATTGAGGGCATGATAAAGCGAATATTTCACTTTAGGAGGCGGTAAGATGATAGTCAGTTTCTCACTCGAAAACTGGATGTCTTTCCGCAACCAGGTCACCTTTTCGATGGTTGCCAGCAGGGAGCGCCAGCATGGAGACAGAGTTCCCAAGCTTGGTAAATACCAAACGAGGGTTCTTCCGGTTGCGGCAATTTATGGCGGTAATGCGTCGGGCAAGACCAATTTTTTTAAGGCACTGAGTTTTGCCAAAGCATTGGTCGTCAAAGGAACTCAGCCTGACAGCCTGATTCCTGTCGAGGTCTTTCGATTGGACGCCAAAGGAGCGGAGCAGCCTTCGCGCTTTGCCTTTGAGTTGCTTATCGACGAGATCATTTACGAGTTCAGCTTCGCGGTAACCCGCAAGGCTATCCTGGAAGAAAAGCTGGTGGTGATCACGAGCACCAGCGAGAAGGTGCTCTATGACCGCCGCGAAGGAAAG